GTCAGCCGTGACGGGCCTGGAGATCCTCATCCCGGATGAGGCTCACGCTATCCCGGCATCGACGTCGTATGATGTGACTGCCACCCACGCGGCGGACTTCGGGTCTAACTTCGGGGTGTTCAATGTCACCGACCAGGTGATGATGGTTGAGCATGAGACCACCCCGGCGGCCAACGTCTACACCGTCACGTCAGGTGGGGTGTACACCTTCGCCGCAGCCAACGCGAGTGACAACATCTGCCTCATCTACTCGTACACCGCGGCAGCCACGGGCAAGACCGTGACGATTGAGAACTCGATCGCCAAGGTGTCCAAGCTCTTCCGCCTGAGCTGCGTGACGGCCGACACCGAGGCCACTGGTGGTGTGCTCTACGCTATCTTCCCGACCGTGGCGTTTGGCAACCTGTCCTGGGACACCAAGGATAAGGCGTGGACCGTGACCAACGTGGAGTTCGAGGCTTGCGCTGACGTTGATGAGGACATCTGCACCATCTCCACCCAGCTGTAAGGAGCTCGTCATGATCAAGACCAAGGTTGTCTCAGCTGGCGGCATCACACTGACCATCGGTAAGCCGGCGATCCGTCCCACCCGTGACTTCGAGGAGGCCTACCAGAAGGCTCTCGAGACGAAGGACGACTATGCCCTCGCTGAGGCGATGAGCGCCTACGTGCTGGCAGCCCGTGACCGGTCCGGGGTGGTGCAGCCAGCGGCCGATCTGCTGGGCTTGAACATCCAGGAGCTGATGGACCTCCATCGTCAGGTGGCCTCATTCACCTACGTGGTGGAGGACCCTGCCACGGGAAAACCTCCGAGCCCCTGAGCTGGCCAGAGCTCTACGGGCTCTTGATGACGTCCACTGGCTACCCTCCCAGGGTGATTGATGAGCTGGAGATGGACGACCTGGCTGACCTGTTTGCCTACTGGAAGGTGACCCCGCCCTCACACACGTTGCTGGCCAGGCTAGACGGGATGATGGCCGCCTACCTCGGCATCAAGCGTGACCCAGTTAGTTCCAAGCCCACCTCGACCACCTCCGCCGCTGCCTCGCGTGAGCTAGCCATGCGGTACGGGAGAAAGAAACATGGCTGACGAGATCAAGATCAAGGTCACCGTCGACAATCAGACGGGGGAGGGCTTCGCCAAGGCCTCGAAGTCCGTGGCCGACGGAGCGAAGCAGGTAGAGGAGTCAGCCAGGTCGTCAACCGGAGCTCTGCGTGAGAACGCCTCTGCCGCTAGTGCTGGCCAAGGTGCAATGTCACGCCTGGGTGAGGCGTTCCGTGAGTACCGCCGTGATGAGCGGAATGAGGGACGCTACGTTAGGTTCTTCGCTCAGCAGCTGCAAGAGCTCACCCCTATCAGCAAGCAAGCAGCGACGGAGATCGGTGGGGTAGGTAAGGTACTGGCAGCTGGCCTCGGTGGTGGCGTGGTGATGCTTGGGATCGAGGGTCTCAAGTTCGGGATGGAGTACGTTTCTAACAAGTTCAAGGAGGTGAATGCAGAGGCCAAGAAGCTCGCTGACCAGAAGTTCGAGAACATGGTGCAGGCAGCCAACTCTGTCAAGGCTGCGGCTGATGCAGCCTTTGAGAAGCTTGGAGCCCTCCATGGGTTGACAGGGTCGTTCAAGGCTGAGCAGTCTGCTGCCACCGTAGCACAGGAGTGGAGAGCGGCCAGTGAGGCACACCCTGAGTGGATCACTGGGACTGAGGCGACGGCCAAGCGTCAGGCCAGTGAGGAGCGGAGGTACCGCCTCGGCTCATACGGGCTGATGGGCGCCCCATCTCTGAAAGAAGCCGATCGTGAGAGCAGTAGTGACCTCCCAGGTACCGGGCTGAGCTTTGACCTCCGTGGGATGGATGAAGAGCAGGAGAGGTTCAAGGAGAAGCGTGATAAGTACCGTGAGTCGATGAAGCAGACCACGGAGCGTCGTGACGCTGAGGAGCTGCTTGAGCTACGCAAGAAGGGTGAGGATGAGGGCAAGATCCAGGCAGAGAACCAGAAGAAGTTCTTTGACCAGGCCCAGAAGAACGACAAGGAGCGGGCGGCTGAGGCTGAGAAGGCGGCTCGTGAGAGAGCAGCCATCCTCGCCAAGTGGGACAAGTCTGGCCTCGACGCGCGTGGCAAGATCCTGGCTGACGCCGATGCAGACATGGCCAAGCTTGCCACCACCGACCTGGCAGCACGGCTGCAGGTGGAGCAGGTGGCGGCTGACCGGGTGCACAAGCTAGATGAGGAGGCCAATGCCCAGCGATCCAACGCCACGTTGACGGCTGAAACCAAGCGGCTGAAGCTGGTTGAGGACTTCTACCGCCGTGAGGCCGCTGACAAGCGGAAGCTCGTGGAGGATGACAAGAAGGCACAGCTCGACATGCAGCAGTCCAACGAGGCGTCCATGTCGGGCATGCGGTCGTTCATGGCGTCAACCCTCACCGACATGATGCACGGGCAGCTGACCTACAAGTCGTTCATCGAGTCCCTGTGGAACCTGATCGCCAGTGCCATCGCTGAGGCCATGGCCAAGATCATCGTCTCCGCCATCGCGTCTAAGCTGGCGAGTCAGGGCATTGAGTTGAGCAAGGCACAGGCCATCATCGGGATCAACTCTGCGGTCACCGGTTCGGAGGTGACGTCACAGGTGGCAGCCACGCCAGCGTGGATGGCCGCTATTCCAACAGGTACAGCGATGGCCCTAGCATCTGAAGGCGTTTATGGTGGCATGGCCATCGCAGCCGCGTCCAGAGAGGGTGGTGGCGTGGTCCCAGGCTACGTGCGTGAGCAGCTGAACATCCTCCACCCAAATGAGACGGTCTTGCCGGCTGACATTGCCGTCCCCATGCGGCAGCAGCTCGCTGAGGGTGGCATGGGTGGCGGGACCCACCTCCACATCCACGCCACGGCGGTCGACGCTGCCGGGGTTCGCAAGCTGGTCAATGACCCATCATTCCGGCGTGAGCTGAACCAGGCCAGCCGCAACGGGAGACTATAACCATGAGCAACCATGTCCTGCCTGACCTACCCATCGGACGAAAGGTCACCCGTGAGCCATACGCCAACGTCATCATCAACGAGTCAGCCAGCGGCCAGGAGGCCAGGAGCTCGTGGTGGTTTGGCCCACGTAACCGCCTGACGCTGAGCTTCGACGTCCTGCGCACCGCTCAGGCTGAGCTCGATGACCTCATGGGGTTCTTCGCCGCCCACTTCTACACCATGGACTCCTTCTTGATCCAACCGACTGACGAGACAGTGGTCGTCAACCACGGGTTCGGCGTAGGTGATGGCACCACCCTCTCGTTTCAGCTCCAGCGGTCACGCGTGGCCACGGTGTACGACAAGACTGGTGGACCCTGGACGGTCAAGACCACGCCAACCAAGAACTGGCTGCTCGGCTCATCGGATCCGACCAAGTGGACGCTCACGAGCCTGACCAGCACCACCTGCCTCGCCCCTGACTCCACGTGGACGGCTCACCGGCTGACCGCCAGTGGGTCCACGCCGAACCTCACGCAGACAGCCTCCGGTTTGGTGGCTACCACCCACACCTTCAGCGTGTGGCTGCGGTCGGCTGACGTCACCAGCGTGACGATCAACGGTACGGCCACGACCATCACCACCCGCTGGGCTAGGTACCACGTGGCAGCCACACCAACCGCTGGCTCCATCGCCTGCAGCGTTGGGGTAGCCACCGGCCACACGGTTGAGATGTGGGGAGCACAGCTCGAGGTTGGCACCACCGCCACGCTCTACGTGCCGACGCTCACGGCCGTCGCGACGCGGACCCCGGCCTACTTCCCGAACTACACTGATGGCTTCGAGCCGGTCTACGAGGCTGGAAACGATGTTACCGTAATGGTTGATGGCACGGTTATCAGCAGTAATGGTTCACTTGGCCCGTATGGGGTGTGGACCTTCGACGCTGGCCATGCCCCGGCCAGTGGTACCGTGCTCACCTGGTCAGGGTCTTGGTACCTGCGGGTGCGGCTCGAGGAGCAAGGCCTGCCGTTTGACCGCATCGTGGACGGAGCCTACAAGACCGGAACCGTCAAGCTTATCGAGGTGAAACCGTAATGAAGAGCGCCACGCCTGACCTCATCGCCTGGCTCGCTGCCAACCGCACCTGTTATCGGGCTGACCTGCTGACCATCGTGCTGAAGAACGGCGTGACGGTCCGCTGGACCACGGCTCCCATCACCGTCACGCTCGATGGTCATACGTGGGTCCCAGCTGGCGGGGAGACGTCGGCTCTGTATCAGCGCAGCAACCTGTCTCAGTCCTGTGGCCTGCAGGTAGACACGCTGGACCTCACGCTGCTTGGCCCACTGTGGGTCAATGGCACCGGCTTCAACCGCATCGGCGCGGGTCAGGCACTTGGAGCGGCGGCCACCACCGGCTACTTCGATGGGGCCAAGGTCACGATTGACCACCTCATCATGGCTGAGCCAGGTAACCTCACGCGTGGCAAGGTCAATGGAGTGTTCGTTGGTAAGGTGGCTGACCCAGCGGCCGAGGGCGTAGACCTCGTGCTGCGGTGCAAGAGCTTCATCTCAGAGCTCCAACAGCCGTTGCCGAAGTTTGTCCTGCAGCCCCAGTGTGGGAACCAGGTGTATGACTACAACTGCAAGCTCACGCGAGCCTCGTGGCTCGACACTGGCACCGTGCTTGACGCTCCTGACCGTCGGACCATCACCACCGACTCTGCCGCCATCGTTGGACGGGCCATCAACTGGTATAGCCTCGCGGTGCTGACCTTCGACCGCACGGGTGAGTCGGTGCAGCTTGTGCACGATGATGCCCCGCCGGTCGGTGGGGTGCGGACGTTCACGTTGGCTGGTCCTACCCAGTTCGTCTACGCCACTGGTGACACGTTCAAGGTAGCCCCCGGCTGCAGCAAGTCGTTGGTCCGCTGCGGGTTCTTCAGCAACACAGCCAATTTCAGAGGCTTCCTGCACGTGCCGAAGCCTGAGTCGGAGTCGAGCACATGACCACCATCGGCGAGCGGTATGAGAATGGCGTGTGGGTTCAGGGGACACCCATCGGCCAGCCTGCTAATTCCGTTATCACCGGGTCAGTGGGCCACCAGGGTGAGCGCAACGGTGTCATGCCTCAGTCAGAGGCATCACAAGCCGCGTCTCTCCCCGTTGCCTATGGGACGGTCAAGCTGCCGACCCTCCAGATCGAGCGCTTCGCCGCGTCGACCCTGCCGTGCACCCCGTGGGCGTCGAACAGCACGGTCTACCAGGTCGGTGACCTGGTTCATGGATCTGATGGCAGCGTGTGGCGAGCGTGGCGGGCTGGCATGGGCAACGTTCAGCCCAGCGGTGGACAGGTCGAGCCGTTCTTCCCACAGCCGCCTGAGTACGGATCAAGCCCCTATGCCAACTGGCAGTTCATCAGCGAGAATGATGCTCTGTCCTACCCCCTGTGGGCCCCAGGTGCAACCTACTCCGTCTACGACCGGGTGTGGTCGGGGCCTCTCACCGGTGGCCACGGTGATAACGAGTGCTACGAGTGCACGACGGCGGGTACCTCGAGCTCGCAGGCAGGCCCGGCCGGCCATGGCGCGTCGATCACCGACAATGAGGTGGTGTGGAAGTGGATCGGGAGCTGGCCGCAGCCGACCTACGCCCACACCTTCGCCTCCGCCGTCTGTGAGGGTCCCGTCACCAAGATCACACAGCTGTGGCTCGACACCGAGGTGCTCTCGACACCGAATGGCACGGGCCATCTCGCCCGCGGGATCTGGGCTGGGCTTGGTGGACCTGGGCAGACGCTGCCAGGGGTGTTTGACTCGACGGGCTACCCTGGGACGGCCTGCATCTACAGCTCGACGTTCTACGGCGGCAGTTCGAAGGAGCTGCCGGCCATGGCCGTGGAGGTGCAGACCGCGGCTACGCAGGACCTCAACCCGGCTGACATCATCGCTGCCATGCTCTCGCGGTCACGGGTCGGGGTGAGCTGGAACGGCAGCTATACGGCCGACCACACGGCCGGAGGCTACTGGACCTACTGTGACCAGAACGACCTCAACCTCTCATACGCTCTCACCTCACAGACCAGCGTGCTCAACGCCATCAAGGACCTGCTCGGCCTCACCAACAGTGATGCCGTCTACAGCAACGGCCAGCTGAAGATCGTACCTCTTGACGATACTGCCACCGGGTCCTTCAGCCCATCGTCAGTGGCAGCATATGATCTTGGCTCGGTGGACTTCCTCGACGTCTCGAAGCCGGTGCGGCACACCCGTCGACCTGATGAGGACTGCTATGCCGTGTGGCCGGTGAGCTACGCCGACCGAGGGTCAGGTTACGCCAACGTCACGGTTGAAGATCCGTACATGCCTGGCATCATCGATGGTGATGGGTCAGGCCAGCGAGCCGGCGTGCTGAGCTCGGCGGCTGTCTGCCCCGACGGCAAGATCGCCCTGCGACAGTCACGCATCCTCGCCCAGCGGTCCATGCACGTCCGCAATGAGTTCAGCTTCCGTCTGTCGTGGCGCTACGCCCTACTTGAGCCGACGGACATCGTGACCATCACGGAGCCGGGTCTTGGCCTTGAGCTCTACCCGGTGCGTGTCACGCGGGTGGACGAGGCTGAGGACGGCATCGACGTCACGGCTGAGGACTACCCTGGCGGCATCAGCCACGCCACGGCCTACACCCCACAGGTTGGTGACGGGTACAGCCCACAGACGACCAAGACGATCGCGTCACTGCCGAGCACGGTCAATGGTGTGGGGATGTCAGTCTCGAGTCACTTCATCGGCCCGGCCCACGTCAACCACGCCGAGGGCCGTGACAACATCCTCGACAACGGTGAGTTCTCGATCACCTCTTCCCCGTTCACGGCCGGGCAGTGTGAGCCTGACTCGTGGCGGGCAACTGACACCGGGTCTCCTGACTTCCGCTCATACTGGAACCATGGCGTCTCGCTGGAGACGAGTGGGGTGATGAGCGGTGATGCCTGCATCAAGTTCTCAAACCCTGACATCACGTATGACTACCTGCGAAATGAGGCGTATGAGATCACCCACCACACCGGCCTTGGTCTGTGGAGTGACTATACCCCGTGCAGTGAGTTTCGGACCTACCGTCTAGCGTTCGTGCTCAAGAACGGGACCGGCTGGCTGCCGTCTATATATCTGGAGTTTCTAAACCAGAGTAAAACCAGAATATCGATGACCACCCGCCTTGGTGGCTCTGGCTCAGAGGTGTGGGAATCTTCGGATGACAGCGGAGCCCTGTACGGGGTGTTCAAGGCGCCGACCGGGGCATGTTGGCTACGCGTCCACGTCCACGGGTCGCAGGGATCTTTTCCGATCACTGGCACTCCTGGTTACATCGACGCCGTGACCGTAACCAGGGTACAGGCTAACGCCGTCACCAGTGGAGTCAACGCCAGCAAGCAGTTGGTGGTGAGCAAGTCGCTCAGCTCGACCACCACCGCTACGACTGACCTCGTCAACATCTCTCGCGTGGACACCACGTCACCTGATTTTAGCATCGATGAAAATGGTTTGGTAGGTATGCCTTCCGGTGCCACGCTTGGCGGGACGATGCAGGTACTCGGTGAGAATGGACTGCTCTTTGTCAAAAGGGAAAACACTAATAATATCCTGGCAGAGCTTGTACCGCACGATTGTAAGGCTTTCGACCTAACACCCACCCCCGGTCGTATTCCTGGTGTGATGCCCGACGGGTATCTACCACCAGCCACGTTTGGGACACCTAACCCATCCAAAAGCCACGAGGTATGGGTTACCATAGGACAAGCAGGTACCACAACTGATCCATACATGATCGGTGTGCCCGGGAGAATGGTTTTTTTCAATCACTCCCAGTGGATGCTGGGTCGTATATTCGATGGTGAAGGGCATTGCATACACGTCCCAAGCAACAATTCCTGCTATCCGTTCTTCATCGATTTCACCGAGGGTTTGATAGGAGCTAGCGGTATTGTCGAGGGCAAGGTCGTGACGGGGGTAGTGCATGGCACAGGCGACACGGCCGCTACGTACATTGAGTCCTCCGCGCTAGCTATCGCTGATATCGTCGCCAAGGACTCAAACGGGATAGTCACTATAGCGGGGTCAACCGCTCGCAGCACGCTGCGTGTAGGTCAGTTCGGAGTCCAAGCGTTCGGCGCGAACAACGCTTGGTGGGGTGATAACATCGACTTTGACGGCGCGAAGTTCGTGCGGCGCTACGACGGCGCGGCCGTGTGGAACTATGCACTGGCAGGTGAGTTTCTGGTCAAGGTCGCACCACCAGGTTACGCGGGAACCGAGATCATAGACGGCGGTATCACGGCTTTTGAAGTAACCAACGCAGGCAAGGCTCGCTTTCCGCAGCACACGGCGATCGCGTATCTCGGCACCACGGCGGACGGTGAGCTCAAAGCGGCGGCGGCACCGCTCACCCCTCCGACGGGGACGGGTTGGGTACACGTTACGGGCGGCGCCGTTGATGAGGCCGCGTCAACGCCAAGCAAGTCGGACGTGGGGCTAGGCAACGTCACCAACGACGCGCAGGCAAAGGCCGGCGCCGCCACGGCAAGTGGCCTCACGATGGCCACAGCTCGGTTGCTCGGTCGCACGACGGCGGCGGCCGGTGCCGTCGAAGAAATATCGGTAGGTAGCGGTCTCTCGCTCACGGGCGGGTCACTATCCTGCACGGTAGCGGGCGGCATGACCAACCCGATGACGGCTCCGTACTCGCTGATTCGCGGGGGCACGGCCGGTGTCCCAGTTGCGCTCGCGGGGAATGCCACGTCGCCAGTACTTTTCCTCTCAAGCAGTGGAAACGGCTCAGCTCCTACGGCAATGGGCTGGAGTGCGGTCACACGGCTCGAGGCCGGAATGTCTCAGTCTAACACAGCCATCACGTCAAGCAACAGAGCCGTCGACGCGGCGAGCTTGAGCACGACGGGCGGGGCGAGCAAGATACTTGCGACCGACGCGTCAGGCAACACCGTCATCACTGGCGTCGTTTCGGTAGGTGCCAATGGCGCTGTTTCATCCTCATTCGGCGGGCAAGTTTGGGCATCCACGCCCAGCGGTACTGCGGCATCTATCGGGGCGTACCAAGCCGGTCGAGGCGTTGCTGTTATGGGGGTGTTGGCTGGCAGCAGTGTAGTCCGCTTTGCGAACGCCAATGCTGACGGGACGCTCGCCAACGCGTTAGGCATCGATATCTCGACTAACGGTGTACCCCAGATTGCAGCTCTCACAGCCTCCCGTGGCCTCGCGACCGGGCCGGGCTGTGAATTGGTAAGCTTGCCACTCCCGACCGAGACGCAGCTTGGAAGCGATGTAACTATCAATGACAACAACGCCTACCATAACTGCGCCTCTGTGACTGGATTGGTGGCTGGTACGTACGAGTTTATTGTCAACTGCGGCATCGGTAATGGTGCAGCCACGGCGCAAATGTTCACCGTTATTCTCTACGATGCGACAGCCGGTGCTCAGGTTGGAGTCGCCTGCGTAAAAACTATCGCCGCTGGTGATAGTGACTATTTCGGGATCTCGACGCTGAAAACATTGACCGCAACATCGACGGTTACGATCCGTGCAAAAGCCTCGATCGGATCTGCGTACACGGTTGTCGGTAACGCATCCACGAGCCTCATCGTTCGGCGGATATCATAATGGCTCAACCTAACGTCTTACACTATAGGGGTGCACAATCGTGGAGACAGTCAACACACTGGCGCGGGAAATGATTCGCACGGAATCGCTCGACGCCGCGGGCCAGGCAATACCCATGATTGAGCGCGGCGACGTAATCAAAAGCATTACTATAGCAGTGTGAGGGTAAGATGGTCCAACGACTCAAGACGGTAACTCAGAGGCTCAAGCAGCTGACGGCCAGCACCACGCTCCTGCTCGGGATAGTATCAGCTGGTGGAGCCATCGGGATGGTGGCCTTACGACTGGCTGGTGGGTCCATCGTGTCAGAGGCACGGGCGGCAGACCTGGCCAAGGCGGAAGCTACCAAGGTGTGGCAAGCTTGTGACGCGAGTGATCAGGTGCTGAAGACAGCCGATCAGGCCCACTATGAGGCTCTACTCCGTGAGCTGCAGGCGATGCATGCTGACCTGCGAGCCCACATGAACTCAAAGAGGAGGATCACTGATGAGTGACTTCAGCAAGGCGATCAAGGTGGTACTGGATCACGAGGGTGGGTATGTCAACGACAAGGACGACCCAGGTGGCGAGACGAACTACGGGCTCTCATGCAGGTTCCTGGTGACGCTGGACCCATGGTGGGCTCATGACTGGCGCATCGCTCACATGACCAAGCCGGAAGCCACTGCCATCTATCTCGACCACTGGTGGAACCCAGGGCACTATGGTGAGATCACCGACACCACGCTGGCCACCAAGGTCTTTGACATGGCCGTCAACATGGGGGCCAAGCAGGCTGTCAAGCTGGTTCAGCGAGCTCTCACTGATGCTGGTACCCAAACCACTGACGATGGGATGCTGGGGCCGGTGACCATTGCCGCGCTGAACGCGGTCAACCTCGAGACGATCCTCAACAAGATCATCGCCAGACAGATTGACTTCTACCGAGATCTGGCAACCCACAAACCTGTGCTGGCCAAGTTCCTGCCCGGCTGGTCGAAGCGGGCTGCCTGGCCCTTGGGGTCCCAACCATGAGACGTGCCTCACGTACCTTCATCGGCTGCCTGGTATTCGGGCTGATGCTGCTAGCTGGCCTGGTCGTGGTATGCAATGCCCCAACGGCGTTTGGCCCGTTCATCGGAGCCATCTACATCGGGTTCTCTGGCGGGATCTCAGCTCTTGCCTTGGCCTTGGCGGGACGAAACAGCGTGGAGTCCCTGGCCCAGGGGAACGGGGTCAAGGGAGCGGTGGCCAGCCTGCTGACTGACGCCAAGCCAGGCGAGAAGCTCCCATGAGATACCTGCCGGTGGCCATCACCGCCATCAGCCTCATCGTGGCCGGTGCCTGTGTGTGGGAGCTCAGACGACAGCGTGAGCGAGCTGACCAGGCAGCCGCTACGGCTGAGGCGGCTGACCTGCGAGCCCATGACGTGGTGGTAGGAGCTGCGGGCAATGTGGCCAAGCTGGCAGCCGACCTGTCCGTGCGTGACAGCGCCCTGGCAGCTGAGCTCGAGCGGGTCCGGCGGCTGGCGCCTGAGGTCAAGGTCACCACGGTCGAGCGGCTGCAGACCAGGTACGTCTACGCCATGCTGGCGGCTGCTGATGCTGGCGGGGTGGTGCTGCGATCAACCGACCAGCTCAAGCTCACGCTGGCTGACGTCCACCTGCGGACGGTGCAGGGGAACACCATCGTGGCCGCCACGCTGCAGGTCTACCGCCTGCGGGATGGTGTGGTTACCCAGCTGGTCGATGAGCCGGCTGACGCCAGCGTAAGCAGCCTGACCGTGGGTGAGACAGCAGCTGAGAAGCGCTGGTCGGCTGGCCCGCTGGTTGGCCTTGGCCTCACGGGGCCGGTGGCTGGCTTGGTGGTGTCGTCACGCTACGGTGAGCGCCTCAGCCTGACTGGCGTGGCCCTCGGTGGCTCTGGCTACGGTGCCGTGCTAGGTGGCGTGACCTTCAGCTGGTAGTCGTTAGTCTTCAACGATGAATTCGTTGCGGTCCTTGGTAGCTTTGATCTTGTTCGACGAGTAGACGTTAGCAATCTTGATGAACGTCTTTGGCGAGACGAGAGTAGCGAGGCTACAGACTGCCACCGCAACTTCACTGGCGTCGATCTCTCCGTCGTTAACGATGAGTTTGAACGCCTCAACAAATTGTTCATCAGTTGACATCTCAGCTACCACGTCAACCATCAAAACTTGATCTCGGCTTACCGTGTTGTTCATTTCCAGCTCCTCAGCTGTGAGCACGTCGTGTGCTCATGATCTGTATCGTATCATGACTTGGTGAGGTGTATCGTGAAAGATGGATGCCTGGATCGTAAAAGGATCCTTCACCTCTGGTAGGCTAGCCACCGGTCGAAGGCTCGCTCCACCACCCCGTCGACAGCAAAGTAATCAGCTGGGTGTCCTACCCGCTGGCCAAGTGAGCTGGTGTACTGCATGAAGTGACCAAGCTCGTGGATCAGGGTATAGGCATCATCGTACGGGTACCCTGAGGTCCTCACCCACAGGAGCTGATACCCACCCAGGTAGCAGCCCCACGCGTCACGCCCGTCGCAGTAGACCGGCTCTGACGTGACCCGCACCTCTGGCCACCCGTCAGCGAGAGCCGTGGTGACCAGGCTATCATTGAATCCTGGGTCGAGCTCGGCAGCCACCACCAGCAGTGCCTCGGTGGTAGTGCTCACCAGGTCGTCAGCCAGCAGGTGGTCGTGGTCAAAGACGTAGCTGCCACGGGCTGACCGGTAGGTTGGCGTCTCATGGTGCTCTGGCTGGACGTAGATGGTGCAACTGGTGCAGCAGACCATCAGTATCAGCCAGCTACGCACGGTGCACGCAGCGGGTGACACGCTGGCGCTGGACTGGCGGAGCCATCACCAACGGCTGGCGGGTGTAGCTGGTACGCAGAGCCCGGCAAGCCAGGTGGCAGACCATGAGGGTGAGGGTACGTTCCTGGTCGGTAACTTCTCGGTAGATGGTGGTCATGCTACACCTCGTCACGGGTCATAGTTGTGGTGTCACCGTACTTCGCCTCGAGCTTGGCCACCACCCGCGCGTGGCGTTTGTCACTGCGGGCACGGAGCTTAGCGAGCGATTTGCAGCCGCATTTGTATGACACGCCACGAAAGTCGTTTTTCTCGGGATTGTAAGTGTGTGATGCCATCGTCAGCTCCTCAGCTGTGAGCACGTCGTGTGCTCATACCTAGTATTATGGCACAACCGCGGCAGGAGTACAGTGAAAGATGACGGCCTGGCCACAAAAAGGATCAAAAAGGATCCTAGAGCAGGAGGCCAGCCTCTAGGGCGTCAACGGCCAGCTCGACCTCCTCCTCGATCTGCTCATCGCTCGACGCATACCACCTGCAGTAACTATCCCACAGAGCGAAGTGCCGCTCGGCGTTCTCGCGGAAGATGATGAGGTCGTCCATCTTACTCCACCTCCGGCATGGTGTAGCCGTCGTGCATGATGGAGCCACTGACGTCGTCGTCAGTATAGCCCAGGCAGTGTCCGAGCTCGTGGGCCAGAGCCCGTCGCAGCACGGTTGGCTGGATGACGGCATCGCCGATGGTGATCCGGCAGCGGTGCAGGCACCCAGCCTCGTCAACCTCGATGGAGCTGTGCAGCACGGCCCCAGCCACCCGCTCCACCTCGACCTGCGGCAGGGACACCTCATGGCTCTGGTCACGGACCGTCATGGCACGTCCATCCGCGTGGTCCCACGCCACCTCAGCCGCGGTGATGGCCCAGGTGTCAAGTTGGGTCAGGTGGCTGCCGAGAGCCACGGTCGCCGGCCCTGCCTGGCACCACCTGGCGTGGACCTGACTCCCAGTGTGGATCGGGAGCCGTTGCTGGCCAGCACAACCCACCACGGCCATCACAACTGACATTATCATCAAACCTAGTAGCACGCCATGCCCAAAGCCGTGCCTCCACCCCTGCCAGTAGAATTCGCCAATCTGTTGTTCAAGCCAGGTCTTCATGGTGTCTCTCCGTCTCGTGGTAAGCTGCAGGCTCGGAGGTCCGCTCTCACGGTGGTCATCCGCTACCCTCGACTTTCAGCCGAGCCTGCAAGGTGGTTACTCTACACGACTCCAGCACAGGCTGTCAAGCTGGACCTGTAGCCTGTCAACCTCAGCGTTGAGCGTGTCGACTCGCTCCTGGTCGTAGGACAGGGCGGCCTCAGCCCGGCGCTGCTTGAGGCGCATGATCGCCTCTCTCAGGTAGGTTTCGTCTGACTCGTGGGTCTTGGTGGCGCTGGTCTTCATGATCTAGATCATATCACGACCAATGTGAGAGTACCGCGAAAGGTGATAACTACAGGATCATTTAGGATCCTGGTCCACCGACGTTGGCTCAGATGGGTCCAACCGTATCCACTCCCGCCCACATCTTACCTCGTGCTGATACCCGTGCCAGAGTTGCATCGCTGCCTGGGTGTGAGGGTAGTCAGCTACGAACACGACCCGACGGCAGCTGGTGTTGAGCAGCAGCTTGGTACACGTCACACACGGGGCGGTGGTGCAATAGCACGTCTCGATCTCGTGGACGTCATGGCACTGGAGCAAGGCGTTCTGCTCGGCGTGCGCCGCCTGGCACAGGTCGAGCCCGGTGCCTGACGGCAGGTTAGCTCCCTCACACGGGTGGCCCTCATTGCAGTGTGGACGGCCAGCTGCCACGCCATTATATCCAGTCGCCAGCACGTGCCCACGGCCGGACACCAGCACACAGCCCACCTGGCGGCGGGCACAGGTTGCCCTGGTCGCCACCAACTGGGCCATGCGGAGGAAGTAGACGTCCTTAGACGGGCGCATCGGCTTCCACCAGTCCTGGTGTGATTGCCTCACCGCCATCAAGCTTGGCCTGCAGCACGTCAATCAACCGTTCTCGGTCTATGGCCTGATGTGTGAGGTCCTTGACGTCGACCTCCAGCGTGGAGATATCCTTACGCATCTTCTCAAGCATCGTATCAAGGTCGTGGATCTTCTGGCTGTACTCGAGAGCGATCTGCTCACTCCGCTGGGCCTGGCGTTGAGACTTGCGCAGCTCCACGATCAGGTTGGCCGTGACCTGCTGGCTGTTGGCCAGCTGCATGCCCAGCACGTCTCTCGCCGCCTCAGCCTGGTCAACGCGGTCCTGCAACTGGGTAATCTCTTGCTCCGTCATCCTCGTCTCCTCAGAAGGTCCCGTCAGGGATGTGAAATGGCTCGAGGTGCCAGTAGCAGCTGGGCACCTGGGCCGAAAACTCTCGACCAAAGACATATATCATGGAGTCACCGCGGGCGCCAGGTGTCTGCTCACCGGTGTCCGGATCCACGTAGGCGATCCGCTGGTCAGGGACGAACACCGTCCCGTGGGGGCAGGTCTCGTGGAACCACTTTTGACAGGCGCCGGCCGGCCCCAGCACGCAGGCCACGAGGTCCCGCTCGCATGACTCACGGTAGGCCTTCTCGATCCACCGGCCGAATCTGGCGAACGGTGGGTTGCACCACGTGTCACGGGACCACGGCTGGGTGAGCCCGTTGGCCTGCTCATCGTGGAACCTCTTGCACAGGGTATTCTTGGCGTCCGCTGCTGCGTCGAGCTTGAACCTCAGCTTGAGCTCCCTCTGGATGAGCTCAAACAGCCCTGGTGGGGTGCGGTAGAGCTGGTTACCTGGCATCCGGCACCAGGGCTCTCTTGGCGTAGCGGTTGGAGAGCTGCCATTCGCTCGCTGAATACGGGGCCGACTCACGCAGGTCGGTGAGCTCACGCTCGATCGCATCCCAGTTACCACGGCGGACCCAGAAGTCAGGCGTGGTGGTGACGCTAGCTGGCTCACTGGCGGTGGCTAGCACCTTGGTCACCGCCTCACGGTCACGGTCATACAGGTGTGACGACACCAGGGTGGTGGTGAGACGGCCGAGGCTTACCGGTGCCCTAGTAGTGTTCCACGTGCCACTATTGTACCAGCAAGCCACGCGTGTCCCGATCATCGAGAATGAGAAGAGATCATACGGTACCCCGAGCCACGCGTCGCTGGACCGCATGAGTACGTGCTGGTGAAGGAAGCCATCGCGGATCGAGAACACCATGGTGACCGTGCACGGGATATCCTTTGACGGCTTCGGGTCCGGCTTCCAGATGGTGAGCACTGCCTGCCGCGTCTCACGGTCACTCACCAGGCAGTCAACCACGTATGGCAGCTGATCCATGACCGGTGGGCCATAGGCCCCACTGAGGGTCAGGCCATCGTCGCTGAACCGCCCGTAGCCCTTGATGAAGCGCTGCAGGGGAGCGAGCTCGTTGGACCCGCTGAGGATCCACAGGGCCTCGGCCGCGGCAAACTGGTAGTTGAGCTTCCGCTCTGACACCTCCACCAGCGGCTGGTCGAGGCGGGTGACCAGGGTGTTGGAGCTGAGGCACTCAAGGGTCCCCTGGCCACGTGGGCTGACAGCTCTCCCCTTGGTCAGGATCTTCTTGAGCAGGGAGAGCCACGCGGTGGTGGCACTGGTAGCGATAACCATGTGAACTCCTAGATGGTGTACGGCAGGCCGTGGTGAAAACGCTTGTGATACTGTGGGTGTACCCGCTCGACGTGGCCGATGCCGAGCTCGTTGAGCCGCTGGTGGGCTGACCGTCCGAGGGCGATGATCTGATGTTGGCCATCCCGCCTGATCACCAGCTCAAAGTTGAGGTCATCACTGTTCACCCAGCAGAGGTCACGCTCCCGCAGCCCCTGCTCCTCGAGCCGGTCAGCCAACCACGGTGAGCAGCCAGTGGCAGAGACAAACGGGGCGGGGAAGCCCCAGTCGCACTCACCACGTGGCCGCTCACCACCACGACTCACTCCCACCGGTCGGCTATAGTGGTAGCTCTCGCCAACGATGGTGGTGGGTGCCAGCCAGTTCCCCGCGCTCCACGTGGTGAGTGGGTGTGGTATGGTGGTCTGTGACAGGATAAAGCTGATGAGGCTGATGAGGTCATCCTGTACCCCGCCCCAAGCAGTGTAGTCAACGTAGACCACCGGCAGATCGGTGGCGTTGCCAGCCGCCACCTCACCGTAGCCGTGATACACAGCTTCGAGCTTGGCCACGCTGGGCAGGTACTCCTCACCGCGGCGGGACAGGAAGGTCCGCACACACCGCTCCAGCGGTGGCCGGCAGAGCACCACCACCGTCTCACACCTCATGGCCAGGCGCTCGAGCATGCGGCGGCCAGCCACGCCGACGCGGTCCTCACCGCCTCGGTGGGCAGCTCCATAGATCGGCTCTGACAGCCAGCACCGGTCGAGCACAACGTCCTGCCGTCCGTCGAGTGCTGGCTGGAGGCTCTCGGCGTAGAGCTTCAAGAGCTGATTCCGCGTCTTGCCGGCGTAGGACCCGTGGTGGACGTAGGAGGCGTTGAACCGTTTCACCAGCTCCTGGCCGAGCTTGGTCTTGCCACCGCCATCAGGGCCCTCTAGGATGATGAGCTTGCTCATGGTTTCGTCCCTCCCAGCAGGAAGCTGTGATCCGGTGGCTGCCAGCCAGCCGGTTTCACCACGTCCCACTTGATCCCGCGCTTACCGACGTTCTGGACCTTACTCATGTTGGCCCGTTGGACCTCATCCCAGCACCGCTGCCACGGGATCCCCAGCTCCACGGCCATACCCAGCACCACATACACCAGGTCAACCATGGCGTCGGCCTGCTCCACCAGGTCATGGGTGGCCACCGCCCTGGTAAGCTCACAGACCTCCTCCGTGATGAGGGTGAGGCGCTCCAGGGCCCTCTCGTCACGGAGTGGCCACGGGATTGACCCGTCAGGTGGCTTAGGGATCCCGAACTTCTCGTAGAAGGCGGCGACGTCCTGAAAGTTGGTGTTACCCATGGCTACCTCGGTACCGCTGTCGCGGTTTACGGCCAAGCTGTGTGGCTCGGTAATACTTGTAGGTCTCACACAGGGCATGCTCGGTGTCTGCTACATGGTAGGTGGCAAACACTTGGTCATGGCTCCCTAGCTCATCTTGTATTACGTCTGTCAACTGCTGCACCTCCAGCAGCGCAGTGTGTTGAGATATGTGTTGGCCAACATCATGGCCGTACAGTACGTTGATCCCCTTGATAGCACCTGGCCCAACGTGGACATAATCGTCCACGTCATACGCGTTACGTAGGACGTCAGTATACGTGAGGTCCAACGCGATCTGATTGGCTGTGAAGGCACCGATGGACGTGATGGTCTGCAGCTGCTTAACCGTTCGCTCCACTGACGACTCATCGATCAAGCTGTCAATCTTCTGCTCTGCCTCACGTAGTGATTTCATCAAGTAGTCGATAGGGTCAACGTTGGCGCGTGTCTGACCGATATAGGCACCAGTGAAGATCTTGTGCCCATCCCTTTGCCGCTTACGCAGCACGCGTTCAATCACTGGCAACTTTTCGTTGTTAGCTACCGCGGCAACGTCTTTGAGCGTCTCAAGCCGCACGATCTTTCGTGCGACCACGGCGGCCATCGGCAAGTCCTCTGTCTGTAGGTACTGATACCAATTTTCCATCAGGTAGACGGTAGTGGCGTCTTGTTGCCGTGTCACGTTGCACCACGCGTAGTCACGCAGCCATGGATCGTCAGTCCATGGTGCATGCTTGCCGGCTTCGCGAGCGCGGTAGATCCGTTGCCGCTCGCGAAGCCAGTAAAAGAGTAGAGCCGTATCCATGGTTACTTCACTGCATCCGGTGGGTTCATCCCCTTCTTTCGAAGGTCATTGCGGTACCAGCTGACGTCTGACACCTTAAGGTTAGACCCCGCGAACACTTTCTTCATGGCCTCGATAATCTGCTCATTGGTGAGCTGGTGTTCCATGATGAGGCGACGGATCATGGATGACGCGTTTTTGTCGATCGGGCAGAATGGCAGCTCTTTGGCTGCTACCGGCTTAGCTGCTACCGGCTTGGCTGCAACCGGCTTGGCTGCAACCGGCTTAGCTGCTACCGGCTTGGCTGCAACCGGCTTGGCTGCAACCGGCTTGGCTGCGACCGGCTTGGCTGCAACCGGCTTGGCTGCAACCGGCTTGGCTGCGACCGGCTTGGCTGCAACCGGCTTGGCTGCGACCGGCTTCATCACCGCCTCAGTCACCTTCACCTTGCTCCCGCTGGACTTGCTGCTCTTGGCCTCTGGCATCTCACTCTCCTCTGACGATTCCTCGTCGGTTGACTTCTTGCTGAACCTTGCTTGGATGGCGGCTGACCGAGCTAACGTCTTGGCTCGCGCTGCCTCAATCTGTTCGGCTGGCAGCGTGACCAGCCCTGTCACCGCATCGATGGCGGCCTGGGTGGCTCCAATCATCTGCATGAACCCACCGTACAGCACGGCGGCACGAGCCACCGGGTAGTCACGAATCTGGGTGTAGCAGCAGTCAAACGAGGTGGGGTTCATGGTAGCCACGTCGAATGACCGGTCAACCACCTGTGGGATGAACACCACGGCCCCACCGTCGCGTGACAGCTCGATGGCCGTCCGCCCGTTGGCATCGCGCACCACCACCGCCTGACCGCAGGATCGCATCTGGTCTAGCGTCTGCAGCGGGACTGGGACGAAGGCATCGAACTTTCGCTCAGCTACCTGCTTGACCACCTGACCTGGGGTTAGGCCACCGAATGACTCCACGACGGTTGCTGACTTCGGAGTCTTCTTCGCCTGCAGCCGGCGGGTGACGGAAGCCTCAGCGCGTTGGGCCTTAGGATGCTTCGAGGTTGACTTGACGTGTCGCATGTAGCTCCTCAGCTATGATGTGATGAAGTTACTATAACACGTTTTGCGTGCCGGTGTGGGAAAAATGAGGTGAAATGATCCTGGTGGCCTCAACCAGCGCCACCAGGCAGTCGCCCTGCTATAGCTCACCACGGCGGGTCAGATAGGCACGATACCAGCCCACGTAGTACCGGCGTGCCTCCGGCAACTTGAACTCACGCTTGACGATCGTGAAGATCTGCCGGTCGGTCAGCTTGCCAGTGCTGAACAGCTCACGAAACCGCCCAGCCATGGTTGGCTTGCCGACCGTGATGAGGTCTGCCGCGGTCACGGCTTGGCGCAGCAGGCGGCGGTTTTTGCCATCCCGCAGGAGCTGCTCAAGGGCGGCCACGATCAAGTGTTGGGCTTGTACGGCGCTTTGACGAGTAGTAGCTGTCTTCATGAATGTCTCCTCAGACCGTCAGCAGCTTGATCGCTGGCTGACATTGATAACATAGGCATCCAATCTCAGGCTGCCATAGTGGCCAGCTACTTTATGATCTTTTTTTGGATCTTGCCCGCAGGGCGTCGAACAGCCCAGCCTGGCAGGAACCCTTCTGGCGCAGGGCTGCAGCCACGTCAAGGTCGACCGTCTGCCTGGCCAAGATTCGGTGCACCACCACCCGGCTAGCCTGCCCCTGGCGGTAGACACGCCGCACCAGCTGATCGTAGAGCTCATAGTCCCAGGTCAGGCTGTACCAGCAAACGTGATGCCCAGCCTGCTGCAGGTTGAGCCCGTGGCCCATTGCCTGAGGATGGCCCGCCAGCACGGGCAGCTCCCCGCGGTTCCAGGCGCCAACAAGCTCCAGCGTCTCGGCCTGCTTGGTCTGCCCGTTGATCGCGGGCACGTTGCCCAACGCCTTGCGGATCCGCTCCAGGTCATGGTGAAACTCATATGCGATGAGGAGCGGGCTACCCTGCAGCTCATCGACGAGCTCGGTCAGCGCGTCGGTCTTGGCGTCATGCACGGCCTCACTCACCCGCTTGGCTCCGTCACAGCTACACGGAACCTGCTGACAGGTACACGGGGTCTCACGGTAGATGCCTCCACTCGCCAGCTGCCGGCACTTGTGGAGAGCTACCCCAGCGTTGGCCGCCGTCACGTCACCTGCCTCTAGCTGAGCGATGAGCTCCTGCTCCATTGACTGGTAGAGCTTGAGAGCCTTGGGAGGCAGGTCCACGAGCACGTCACGCTCCACCAGCTCTGGCAGGTCCAGGTGATCCTCGGCCCGCATGGCCAGCGCCATGCCCTTGATGGCCTTGAAGATCTGCTTGTCTGAGCCAGGCTTGATGGTCCACGTGTAGCCACCGAACCCCGTGGGGTCAAAGTATTTTGACCGGTAGTGGGTGATGTACTGGCCTAAAGCACGGCCAAGGTCCAATGCGTATACCTGGCCGAACAGGTCCATGAGCCCGTTGGAGGCTGGGCTACCGGTGAGCCCCCAGCGCCGCTTGAATCGACCCAGCACCGGGCGGAGCAGACGGAAGCGCTCCGTGCGGGTGTGCTTGAGGCGTGACAGCTCGTCGAAGATCACCAGGTCCACGCCGCGAGTGATGAGGCTCTTGAGCCCACCACTCTCCACAAGCCAGCGCAGGCCATCGTAGTTGATGACGTAGATGTCCACGTCCTGCTGGAGAGCCTCCGCCTTCTTCGGCCCGTGCAGCAGGGTGTAGGTGAGGTCACGGAAGTCAGCCCACTTGCCGAGCTCACCGTCCAGTGACCACACCAGCTGGGCCACCCGCAGCGGAGCCACCACCAGCATCTTGCGCACGACCTTGGCCTGGCGTAACGCCTGGAAGGCTTTCATGGTGCATGCCGTCTTGCCTAAACCCGGGTCCATCAAAAGGGCGGCCTCAGGGTGTTGGATCAGGAACTTCACCGCCCTGTCCTGGTAGGCGTGCGGCTGCCAGCGCTGCATCATGTGCGGTCCGTCATGCCGCTTGGCATGCGCTCGTCATCACTGTCTGCTGTATGTACGTCACTACGAACTTGAATCTGCACACGATGCAACACGAACTTGATCGCGTCGTCAGCATCACTGAACACTGCGGCGTGATGGCCGAGGTCCTGCAGCTCCTGGATCTTCCGCTCCTGCAGAGCGCTGAGCTTGCCACCATCAGGCCGCTTCAGCTCCACGAACACCACCACCCCGTTGGTCCCGACCACCATCCGGTCCGGCCAGCCAGCACAGCCAAGGCGTTGGAGCTTCACCTGATGCAGGCCGAGCCGCTTGCACTCGCTCACGAACCTCCGCTCGACAGATGCCTCGCGCTTGCCTCTCATGGTTGTACCTCCACGCAGGTCTCACTGGCCTGCCACGTGGTGAACGCTGACTGGCAACCACCATAGCTGGTCTGCATGGTGACGGTGCAGGCCTGACCGTCAGCCCGCAGGTACCGTTCACGGCAGGTGACGGTGGTGAGGTCATCACTGACCCGGCAGGCGGTGAGCAGAGCCTGTGGTACCCGCAGCGGGACGAAGCACCGGCCAAACATCGTCAGCCGCGTCTCGTCAGCGTGGGCCACGCTTGACAGCAGGATCAGGATGAACAGAGTCAGGCTGAGCAGCAGGCCAAGCATAGATACGGTCAGCGGCCTCATGGCAACACCAGCAGGTTGAGGTTCAGCAGCATCGCCGGCACGTAGCACAGGCGATAGAACATCAGAGCATACAGACCGGCGGTCGTCGCCAGGACGGCCACCAGCAGGATCTTGTCAGGCCAGCGTTCCCACATGGTTACAGCTCCGTGCTTGGGTTCAGGATCTCACACTGTGGCGGACCCTGACGCTGGCACCGGCAGGCGACGTGCCACGTGGTGCAGTCATCACTGATCGCCACCGCCTCACAGCCACCGGCCAACCAGTGGCAGAGGGTAAATGGGTGGACGTCGCTACGCAGGACACAGATGTCGAGGTCGGCTGACGGCAGGACCTGGTAGATGTCACCAGTTGGTGGCTGACAGGTGGTAGGAGCCACCGGCACCTGAGCCTTGGCAGTGCAGCCCACCAGCGTGGTGAAGGCCAGCACGAAGGCTGACAGCACCACGACGTAGAGGACGAAAACCTTGAGACTTGAGATGAAGATCTTCATGGTTAAAACTTACACCTTCCGAGCTTGCCAGCTCCGTAGTTACACCACCGGCACTTGTCACCAGGGGCCGGCTTGAACGTGCCATCACCTAGCATCTTACCAGCTCGTTTCTCCCACGCCAGCCGCAGGGCTGGGATCTCGCCTGCCCCGTAGATCCGGCTGACGATCTCACCTTGCTCAAGATACCAGAAGTGGGCCTCGACCGCACTGACCTCTGGGTGATGGGCCAGCCCCACGCAGGCATAGATCTCGAGCTGGTCGACCTGCTCAGGCCGGATCCGGCCGGTCTTGAAGTCGATGACCACCAGCCGGCCGTCGTCGAGGTAGGCAGCATCAAACTTAGCTCTCAGCCACGCGTGGTCCCAGTCATCATCACGGCAGGGCTTCCAGTATTTGTCCACAGCCAAGGAAGCGGCCCGGCCGGTGACCAAACCCTTCCGCGTGCGGAGGTCAGCGAACTCGTCCGGGAACCTGGCGAGGTTCTCGGTGAGCTTCGTCTTCTTGGAGATGAGATACTGGTCTGCCTCCTCGTGGACCTTTGACCCGTGGAGCAGTGGCTTAGAATTCGACGAGCCATCGTCTACCTTAAGAAGGTATTTCAGCTGGGCGAACAGTGGGCAGCCAGCATAGTCGTGATACCGACTATATGACCATGACATGAATTTTTTCACGAGTTTGATTGGCAAGTGACTCTCCTTTAGATGTGGGTCCACGTTTTCTAGTGATGATACGCCCAATATTTGTATGGGACGCGCCGTATTCTTGGGCCAGTGGGACTTGGTTATGCCACCTAGAATGAATCTACGTCGTATGTCGGCCACAATCAAGTCCATGGCAGGCCGTCCAATCGTTTACCAACTTTATCGTAGGCCGTCATCGTGGCCAGTGTCTTTCCACTCTTACCATCTGAGAACAGTGGGACCGACAGCTCGATGGACTCCATCGCCTTGCGCAGCTGGCTCATCGCCTGATGCTGCTCGGCCTTCGGCACACTCACGGCAAATTCATCGTGGACCGTCAGCATGACCCGGTGGTGGGCCGGCTTGGCCTCCGCATACCGCAGCAGGGCCTCCTTGCTGATGCAGGCCGAGCTGCCTTGCACCAAAACGTTAACCATCTTGTAGTCATACGTGCAGAGCCGATTGTGGATGATCTTCGGTGGCTCCACGTAATACTCACGGCCGCCCCATGTGTAGATGGGCTCATCGTCCTTCGCCCTCCGCTTCATCTCAGCATACATGTCCTTGAGCCCCGGGAACGTCTTGAGGTAGGCGTCCTTCACGGCCTTCGCCATCGCCACGTCGGTCCCGTTGCGCTCCGCCAGGCTCCCAACACCCATGCCATAGATGAGCCCAAACCCGGTGTTCTTGATCACCTTGCGCTCGTAGCTCGTGCCCAGCATGCTGTTGATGAGCTGGCGGGCGAACTCGTGGAGGTCGAGCCAGGGGTCCTTGACGTACGCTGCCTGCAGCGCCCCACCCTCGAAGTGGGCCAGCACCCGCAGCTCCTGCTGCGAATAATCACGATCGATGATGACCTCATCCGATGTCATCGGGACCAGGTACCCACGGCAGAGGGGCAGGGGTGGCAGCACGACGGGGGCCTGTGGCAGGGCCGGGTTCTTGTCATCAGCCCAGAGCTGTTTGAACTCCTTTGGGATGTTCTGGAAGTTCGGCGTCGAGCTGAGGCGGCCGGTGCGGGTGCCAGCCATCCCACCACCACGGTCCACACGGGTCGAGTTCCAGGTGGTGTAGATGAGGCCACCACTGCGTTCCGCCGTCGCCAGCCATGGCCGCATGAACGTGTCCAGACAGGTGCCCAGCTGGGTGCGGTACTTCAGTGCAGCGAGAATCGTGGGGTCCTTGACCGCAGCCATCAGGGCATCCTTGTTGGTCTGCACCTTGCCCTTGTCCGTGGTTCCAAAGTCCTCGACCTTCGCCACCCTGGCGTCAACCAGAGCCTTCACCAGCTGGTCGCCTGAGTCCAGGTTCAAGCTGTCACCTGCCTGCAGCCGTCGCCGCAGCCACACCTCAAGCTCGGCCATGGCGTCGAGGTAACGCAGCACATCACCACGCAAGTTCTCCACGCCAACCCGCACCCCCTGCCGCTCCATCTCGAGCAGCACGGGCAGCAGCCGCCGCTCCCGGTCGTAGGCCTGCTCCATCCCGCGCTTGACGATGGACGGGTAGAGCTTCTCGGCTAGTCGCCACGTGCGATCCACGTCCCCGCAGGCGTATGGCCCGACGAGACTGACCGGTGCTAAGCCTACGTAGGCCCCGGCATACTTTGGATCACCACCGTCGGTCTCACCTGCCTTGGCGTTGGCCGTGAGCTTGACTGACGGCACGGGCTGGTGATCCACGAGCCACTGGACGACCTCATCCCGCTCTGCCGGCGGTTCACCGAGCAGCCTCTCTGCCGACGGCTTGAGGCTCATGGACGGAGCCCGAGGGTCATCCAGGAATAAGAGCGGGATCGTGTCGTGCAGCCGGCCCCACCGTGGGACCTTCAACCCGAGGTCCAGCTCAATCGCGTCAACGTCAAAGCGGCAGTTATGCCACAAAATTGGGCGGCCAGAGTCATAGATCTCACCCACCACCCTCCTGGCGTCAGCCCAGGTGCAGGTGTTGCCGTCCCCGTGGCCAAACGCGTGGTAGACCGGCCGTCCAGCCCCGATCTTCACCGCGACCCCGACGAGCGGCGGCGGATAGTCAGGCCGCTTGGCGATCGGTAAGGATTCAACGTCGATCGTCGCCACATCATGCAGCCAGCTGGGGTCAGTCATGGATGTCCTCGAGGAAAGCTGGTAACCACGGGTGTCTCTGATTCACCGTGGTTACCAGCGGTGGGACACGAGTCCCGCCAGGTGGGTCACACCACCTAGAATCGACGGGCGACTGGCTTGGCCTTCTTGCCCTTAGGGGCTGCCGCCTGCTCAGTCATCGGCTGATACGGGGCGACAAGCTGCGGTTGAGCCTCCTCCATCCGAGCCAGCGCCACTGGGATGTTCTCGACCGGGAGCTCCTCGAGCAGCTCGAAGGTCACCTTCACCTGGGTCTTAGCATCTGGTACCACGGCCAGGCGGGTCACCACTGCGCACGTTGGCTTGCGGAGCCCGCCGTAGAGCTTCTTGGTGTAGTTCGCAAACGTCACCAGGCTCGTTGGCGGGATCTTCAGCATCACGATCGGAGCGTCCTCAACCCCGGTCTCGTCAGCCGTGTACTCACCCGTGCGGCCATCCAGTGAGCCGTACGGGATGAGGGCTACGCGGCGGCAGTTGCGGCACTGCTTGCCACGGCCCTTGTCACTGCTACCCCACTGGTTCATGGGGCAGGCGGCACAGCCATCAGCCTGCTTGGCGGCCGAGTCATCATGCGGTGCCATGGCCTTCTCGTCCTTGCCGAACGCGAAGCAGTTGGGAGAGGTCGGGTTGTCAGGGTCATAAGCCCCCTCGTAGAACACGTTCTCGAGCACCGCATCGAGGATCACGCAGCTGATGGCGTTGCCCGGGATCGGGTCACCACCCAAGCTGAGCTGACCACCACGGATGCTCAGGAACTTGCCACCACCAACCCCTGCCTCACGGCTCGCTGCCTCCTCCGCCAGCTTGGCCAGCTGGGCGTCATAGGACGCGAGTGCCGTCGTCGGTTCAATCTTCTTTGCCATGTCTGTCTCTCCTTGTTGCTAGATGAAGAACGAAAAAATCACCACGAGTAACAACCACGTGAAGATAAAAAATGTCATTTCAACCTTACTCATACCGTACCTCCCTTACAGCTTCGTTACCGAAGCCTTGATCACGTTGAACGTCTCCACGCCAGGGACCGTCTTGCCAGCCTCCCAGCGTTCCTTCACAGCAGCTTCACCGACCCGCCGCTGCAGGAGGGTGAAGTCCTTGGTCTTGAGGATGTGCTTGTACAAGGCATCCCAGTCCTTCACGGTGGGGATTGAATTGGTCGTGATGTTGACCTTGGCCGTCTTGCCACTGACCCCTGACGCGTCTGACTTAGGTAGTGAATCAATGAGGTGGTTCTCGATGGCATGCTCTTGAGCCTTGATCTCGTCGACCT